AACGTAAGAACCGATCTTAATAATGTTTTTGCTGCGATTCAATCAAATAATTCTAAATCTTCTGATCTAGCTACAAGTCAATGTGTAGCTGGTATGACCTTTCTAAATACCACATCAAATATATTAAAAGTTAGGAATAGTTCAAATAATGGTTTTACAGAAATAGGAAATATAAATAGCGATAATTTAGGTCTGTTGCCTAGAGCAGGTGGCACAATGACAGGAGTCTTAAAAATTGATGATTCTAATAGTGCTTCTACTCCAGCATTAAGTTTTGACACAGATCCAGATACAGGACTATTTAGAAAATCTGCCAATAAAATAGGACTGAGTACGGCTGGTGCAGAGCAAATGTTTTTTGACTCTGATGGTATTACTCTGCAACTACAAAATAATCTTAGATTTGCTGATGCTAATAGTTCGCACTATATAGCATTAAAAGCACCAGCAACAATTTCAAGCAATGTTAATCTTACTTTACCTGCTACAGATGCACCAGTATCAGGATATGCTTTAGTCTCTGATGGATCGGGAACTTTAAGTTGGGGTGTAGCTGGAGGAGCAACCCAGGGAATATTTTGGGAAAACAATCAGACAGTCACAAGTAATTACACAATCACAAATGGTAAAAATGCTGGCAGCTTTGGCCCAATTACTATACAATCAGGAGTAACAGTCACCGTTGGATCTGGTGAAACCTGGACAGTTGTTTAAACTATGAGCCAATTAAAAGTTGACAGTATAGTTCCTAGAGGTGGCTTACCATCTGGCTCTAGTGGTGGTGTAATACAAACTAAATCAACAATAAAAACAGATACTTCGTCTTTTAGTGTTGGAGCTGGCGGTACAAGTTCTTCTGTAGTTTCAGTTACGATAACCCCTCAATCTGCAAGTAGTAAAATTTTAATTTACGCTACTTTGTCTGGAAGTAAAAGCGATCAAGGTATGTTTTTAAAACTTTTCAGAGGTAGTACACAAATTGGTCAAGGAGATGCCTCTGGGAGTTGCCAAAGAGTAAGTACACATCTTTTGACAGACCAAAGTTTTATAATGAGTTCTACAACTTGCGTTTTTTTGGATTCACCATCTACATCAAGTTCATTAACTTATTCAATACGAGCAGGACATGGAAACCCCTCTACTCAAACTATTTTTATAAATAGAGATCAAGGTGGCAATAATGGGGCACAAATTGGTAGAGGAGTTACAATAATTACAGTACAGGAGATTACAGGTTAATGGAGTTAGATCACAACGCAATTTGGAAAGCTTACGAAGGTGTTGTTACAGAGATCCATGATGCTACTGGTGCTTTTGATAAAGATGGAAATAAAATAGAGTTAGATCAATCAAAGATTGATGCAGCAAGAGTCGAATTAAACAAATTACAATATAGATATGACAGAGTAGCTGGCACTACAAAATACGCTTCATTCGGAGATCAACTTGGTATGTTGTATGACGATATAGTTGCTGGTAAACTTGATACAACTGGAACGTGGGCTGCCCATGTAAAATCAGTTAAAGACGCAAATCCAAAACCATGAGTACATTACAGGTTGCTACAATTAAAAGTGCGTCTTCCGCAGCACCTCAGTTTCAAAACAGTTCTGGTACTGAAAAAGGACAACTTTGTAAGGTTTGGGTAAACTTTAACCAATCAGGTACTACAGCTATCAGGGAGTCTTTTGGAGTTTCATCTATCTCAGATCAAGGTACAGGAAGAACTAGAATTAATTTCTCAATAAGTTTTTCTAATGCTAATTACTGTGTTACAGGTGTGCTTGGACAGGAAGGTACAAATGGCGATCATGGTAACGCACCTATGATTAGAGATGGTCACTCTGAATCATCATTTATGTTGGCTAGTAGAGTAGATATTGAATGTCACAGAGCTACAAGTAGTGTTGAATTTATGGATAAAAGAACTGTTTGTTTAGCAATTTTTGGAGACGGCTAAATGTCAACACTTAAAGTCAACACAATTCAAAACACAAGCGGTGGCTCTAGTTCAACTCCAGAGCAAATTGAAACTGGCAGGTTAAAAGCTTGGGGTTCATTTAAAGGAAGTGGAACTGTATCTATTCATGCCTCATATAATTTTTCTAGTATTACGGATATTTCGAGTGGAAGATATAAGTTAAATTTTGCAAATGCAATGTCTGATACAAATTATGCTATTACTGCAAATACTATGAAGGGAGATGCCAATAACGATGGTAACGTCAAAATTCAATGTGGTGATAATGACGGAAATCCAGCAGTTAATACAGGTAATTTTAACGTGCAAGTAATACACAGCCATGTTGATAGGGCTGATCCTGATAAATTTTGGGTTATGGTTGCTAGGTAAATTTGTTATATAATAAAAGAAAAACTTTATGGCAAATTCTGATACACGATTTATTTATACAGATGATGAAGGTAATCTCTGCATTGTTTGTCCAGCAGATAATTGTGGTTTAACTTTAGATCAAATAAAAGATAAAGATTGCCCAAGCGGTAAGACAGTTTATACTGTTGATAAATCTGCTGTTCCTACTGATAGGACTTTCAGAGATGCTTGGACTTACACGGAGTAAATTATGGGATTTGGTGTAGATATGGCGAAAGCCAGAGAAATTCACAAAAATAATATCAGAGCAGCAAGATCGCCAAAACTTGCAGAACTTGATATTGAATTTCAAAAAGCATTAGAAACTGGTGCTAGTACCACAGATATTGTTGCTAAAAAACAGGCATTAAGAGATGCTCCTGCTGACTCTGAAATTGCTGCTGCTAATGATACTGATGCTCTTAAAGCACAATGGAAAACTGATATACTAGGCACATCTCCATATAGCTAATGGCAATAAAACCTGGAACATATAATATGACTGTCCAGAGAAGGTCAGATCATAAAATCCAACTTGTGTTCAAGGATAATAATAATGCTGCGATTTCATTAGTTGGATATACTGTTGCTGCACAAGTGTGGGATCAGCCACGATCCAATAAATATGCTGATTTTACTGTAGCGTACACAGATAGAGTTGCTGGAACGGTTGATATATCACTTACTGATACGCAGACAGAAACATTTACACCAGATGTTTTGAAATATGACGTTGCTCTTACAGATACGTTAGGTTTGAAAGAATATTATTTAGAGGGTACTATATTTGTATCCGAAGGTTATACAGCATGACTTCAGTAAACGTCACAGAATTAAAGAATACTGTTACCGTAAATGAAGGAGACTCAACAGTTGTA